CAGTTGCGGTATCTGTGGCATTGGCGGCGGAATTGCTGGACAACCCTCTTTTAACGGAGGCATTCCAATTAATGAAGGAACGCTACTATTAGTTACAGGTAGCAGGCGGCATACGAGATACGGAAGGCAGGGAAAAAATATGGGTCGCACTAAAGGTAGTCGAAACAGTCCAAAACCACCTACACCAGGCAGTGGAGTCGGGGAAATTCGCAAAGATGCAGATCAACCAAACATTGATGCAGAAAGCACGGCAGAAGGTGGGCCTGTGATTGAGGGCGGCGATGTGACAGAAAGTGTCAATGACATGACAAATATTGTCAGTGATGTGACGGATATTTTAGAGCGCCGCCCCATTCTTCATTTGTCATGGACTCGGCGTTCACGCATATATAGCGCAGGTTATCAGCGCCATGGCTGAACTCATCATGCAAAGGTGCGCCAGGCTCTTGGGTTTGTGCATTGATTGATCGCTTGTAGCGTTTTGCACATTGGATTAGGCGCTTGGTCTTCTCTTTGTCGAAGTATATCCGCCCGAATGTCATGCGCGTAAGCTTGATGCCGTCTTCTATGCTCATGTTCGGCGTGATCGCAACGTCCCAGCCCAATGCAGTCAAGCATTCTTCCGCGCTCTTTCCTGTCTGCGCGTTTCTTGCCCTGCCATCGTGCGGCAAATAGCACTTACCCCAATTATATTTATTCTCTTTCAGCAACATTGTGAAGTGGTCATATGTTTGGTGACTGTCTTCATAGTAGCCAATAACATTCAATGCTGATGCTTGCTTCTGGACAAGGCTGATTGTCATTGCGTCATTCCAGCCCAAGTCCCAGACAAGATGTACTTTCAGCATCGGATCGTAAGGTACATTGCATATGCGTCCGTTTGCTTCAGCGGCGGCAACCTCGTTGTAATAGATAGCCCCGGCAACGGCAGGTTTGCATTCTCCACCCCAGATGTTCTTGTAGCCTTCAGGATCGCGATGTAAGCATGTTTGGCGCTCTTTCTCCAGCACTTCAGGGAACCATGGGTTATCTTCCCAATTCATCAGCACCGATACGCAATCTGGCGGCGGATCAATGACAAAGCGAACATGCGTCGGGTCGGTGTCCAGTTCCGGATTGAAACTCACCCAGATCTCTGACTGATCGGCGCGGATCGTCGGGATCAGCAAATCCCAGGACCGTTTTGATACGGTCTGGGCCTCCTCAACCCAGCAAACGTCGCATCCCTCCATCGATTTGATGGAACTCGCCGTCTGCTGGCTCAGGCCGGAGAAAATGAACAGCGCCCCGTTCCGGCCGCGAATCTCGGTTTCGAGGATGTCGTAGAACCCCTCCAGCCCCATCGCCTCGATCTGATCACTCAGCAGGCGGTGCACGGAATCCTTGATCGATTTCTGTACTTCACGCGCGCACAGCACCCGAAGCGGTTCGGCGGCAGCCTGAACCAGAAGCGCCCGCGCAAATGACCAGCTTTTGGCCGATCCGCGCCCGCCGTACGCCACTTTGTAGCGGTGCGGATCAAACAAAAACCGCAATTTCTCCGGAAATTCTATGTTCTGAACCGCTGAATTACTCATTTGGCCTGCACGAACGATACGGACAGGCTCAATGATGCGGGCTTCTGTGAATTGTCCGCCTCAAACATGCCCAAATGCTTCATCAGATGATCGCGTGCCGAAGCGCGGCTTGCCCACTTAACCTTGCGCACCGTGACCACAGGCGTATCGCCGCCACCGCGCTCTTCGAATTCGATGCCGACTAGCGCCATGCGCGTGTCCTCGTCCAGATCGGTGATCGCTTTGAGCGAACCGTTTTCGTTGTAGAGTTTGGCCGGGTCGAAACTCAGTTCTTGCACGATGCTGCGCGCCGCCAATTCGGACGTGAGCTCGTATTTATTGGCTACCGCCTCCGCTCTTTTGCTGATTTCGGCCTTAATGGCCACGTTTGACAACAACCGTGCGCCCTGTTGCCTTGCTGTCTTGGCGCTGAACCCCGCCGTAACCGCTGCGGCAGTAGCGTTTCCACCGTTTGCAATGTATGACTCAATGAACGCCTTTTTCCGCCCATCCGCAGCCGCCTTCGATGCCCCAGGCTTGACCTTCTTGACTTGCTTCTTGGCCATCACGAATTCAGCAATTTGACCCGCGGCGCTGCGGGTTTGACCAGGGTCTCGGCGTATTCCTGGGCCGAGGCGCACTCTGTCGTTGCGACGGTCCGGCCGTAAATCTCCAGGCACTGGCCCAGGTACTCGGCCGTCCGCTCCATCTCGGGAAGCATGGATTCGTCGTTGATAGCGACGAAAATTTCGCGGGAGTGACTCCCGTCTGCCTGTAGGGTGCAGCGGATCAGGATGTCGTTCGGGGCACCCATCACATCCCCCCGCCCATCATCTGAGGTTTGCCGCCTGCGACGCGATTGTAGCTGGTCATGACCTCCTGGCGCGCTACGTCGGGAGACTGCCGGCTGGCGGTGAGCAGCGAGGCGGCGTATTTCAGGGCGGCGGCGATGTCGGTGAACTGTTTTCCGGCCGGGGCCTCGGTCTCCGCGGTCTCCTCCTCTGGGGCAATGGGTATCCCGGACGGCGAAGGTGCCTGCTGTTCCGGCGCCCCATCCCCGCCCTTGGTGACAGTCAAGTTGCCGGTCTCGGAGTCAATGGTTATCTCTACTGTGGTGATCATAATACCCTCTGTTTAATGCCTGCGTGGATCGGGCAATACCGCCGAAAATATTTTCAATTCCCCGTTGACATGCGTTGATTCGTGCGTATAATTCAACTCATGGGATGCAGCAACGCACCCCACCGACCAGGCGGGTTCCTGGATGCTCAGATAAAGGAGCACATCATGAAAACCACAATCACCACCCTCGATAACGGCGACGTTCGCATCAGTTATGACGATCCCGATAGTTTCGATTTCGATACCAACGAGCCGACCCGAGTTACGCGAGAATTCACCGTAGCCAGTTCTGGCGGGTACGTGTATGAATACCTCCCGCGTGGTGAGCGAACTCAGGTCTGCGGACATCTCGGTTATCGTGGAAATACGCTGACAGCCACTAGCGACGGCGCGGCCCTTGCCAGCGTTATCCGCCGGGAATATCGCGCTCTTCGCGCCCGCCAGCGGCGCGACGCGGCTGCCACCTGGTAATTCATAAAGCCCGGCCTCGCGCCGGGATTCTTCAGGGAGTCCATCATGTACCGCATCTATCTCCGAGATTTCCAGGGCCGCGTGCCGCTGGATACCAAAACAAACACCAGCAACGCCACGGCCGCCGCCGAATCGTTCGCCGCGATCGTCAATCGCACCGACCTGGACGGCCAGAAATTGGCCGCCGTTCTGAGCTACAACAACGGCCAGTTGGCGTTCCATCGGTTCGACCGCTACCCCGGCCAGGCCGACTACTGGCGCGACCGCCTCAACGAAATCGAGTGGCCGGCTGAACGGCCTGTCATGCACGGCGGCGCGCGCGAAGGCGCCGGCCGCACGGCGCAAACGACCGATGGCGGGCCGCTGGACCGTAAAACGGTCAGTGTTGATGCCACCACGGTGCGCCTGCTCACATCCTACGGCGATGGCGAGTTCTCCGAGGGCATTCGCCGCGCCGCACGCGCAGTCACCAGGTTAGACCAACTCTAACCCGGCCCTCCATTCCGAGGGGGCCATCTCGGACCCCCCGGGTTTGATTGATCTCGACCCCCACCCGAAAACGACTCAAATCGCGCTCCATCCAGACACCGGGGGTCTGGTGGGTGGGGGACCAGGATAGGCCGGCTGCCCACCTTTTTGCCGGCTCCGGCAATATGGTCGGCGCCATAGGTAGGTCCAGGCCGCCGACGATTTCGCCGTCCTGGCTGCTGGCCACCACGCGGCGGGTATCGTCGGCCATCCGGACCAGGGATAGGTCCATGGTCACGGGGGCGGCGGGCGGCAGCTTGATGCCGGTACCGGCGTCTGGACGGGGCTTGATGGTTACCGAGACGCGCCGCTCTTCCGTACTGTCTTTCGGGAGTTGATGCGGGGGCCTGGGCC